GTGGGCTTAAAGCTATGACAAAATAGCTAAGGAACCGCTACTCCAGCGGTCCCAACCCGCTCGATCCAAAGGATCGAGTCCCAAAGGCAACGCATCCCAGTTCGGGGTTGCGTATAACCTCAAACGGTATTTAGTGTCACCCTTAGGGGTTCGAACACTAAAGGAACCGTCCCGAAGTCCGCCAGCCAACGCGAAGAGTAGCAACCCGTCAGGATTGAAGGGTTTCCTCTTTCCGAAACGCGGGCCTCTAATCGACCAATCCCTGACATCATAACGTACCGGCACGGGCTCCAATGCCTTGTAGGCAAAATGGTAGCCGTGGTCGTCACGTCGTGGTTTGACAAGGATGGACGGAACATGGAGGCCAGCCTCAGGTGGCGAGCTTCTCGGCGTATACAAGCGACGCACGTACCTCAAAAGGTACCGTAAAGTGCGATTTATGCTTATATTAAGCCGAGCGCTCCAAAGCCTAAGACTGTTAATGGCGACGAAACGTGATGCTTCCGTTTCCAGGCTCTTTACAAAGACTGGACGGATATTGGTGCCGTTAAGGAAGTCGACACCACAGCTCTCACGAAATGGTCCTATCGAAAAGGACTTAGTGGCGTTCACACGGAAACCACAGAGTTCGAGTAGGCGACATACACCGTTGTAGGCGCTAGCCTCAACGATAATATCGTCCCCGAACACTGAAAAATTCCCGCACGTGTACGCTTTTCCGCGGGCGTAGGTCCTCGACATTGCTATATCGAGAACTTTATAGACCGCTTCGACTACACAACAGAAGATTAACGTCTGTAAGGAGAACGTAAAACCATTCCCCATTGACGATACCATATGCATCTCTAGCCGACGACCGTCCGGGAGGATAGTCGTAGGACATCTGAAATACTCCAGTATCTGGAGCACCTCACGTGGTAGAACATCACGTAAGAATTTCAGTGAGATGGAATCTGAGGCAGAACTGAGATCAATGGTCGCAAAACGACCAGAGATTGAACCCAGTCGGCACATCTCGCGGTTCACATCCGGTTGGATCGCGAGGTCAATGCCGAAACGCTGTTTAAGGCGCTTCTCAAGCTGGCCCGAGTAGGCCCGCTGATACCACATATTTAATGTGGGCTCAGTGCAAATGGTTCGACTGATGTCATTTGACTTCGGTACGAAACTTACCTTCGACTCACAGACGGTAGGGCCATGACCCCAGTGCAGACTACGGATAAACTCCGCAGACTTTGCGCGAGGATTAGCACTAACGTATCTTTGATAAAGATCAAAGATAGAAGCCCTAGAACAAGTCAAGGGTGCCATGTACAGTTTCGTATACATGTCAGTATCCTGACTCTTTACATTCATCCCGGCCCCTAAATCACCTTTATCAGAAAGGTAATCGAGGTTACCGAAACAAACGCTCGAATGCGAGAAGACATCGTAGACAACGTCTTTCAACGTTCCTACAAGGATGTCATCACGCAAACTCCAGGACTCACGAGACCACGACCATCGTTCACAAAGGCTATTAGCCTCAATGAACTTGTCCAATGCTTTGGCATCCGCATCATCCTTAACGTCAGTGACTAGCTTCTTAGCTAAACCACGGAGTTGGAAAACGGCAGCCCATTGCACTGGATCTGAATCGGGATACAGGGGGATTTCACCGCCAAGGTAGGCGGAGATCTCCTGATCACGATCTAGAAACGGTCGGAGGTCCTCTATGAGTTGGTGATAAAGAGCAATCGAACTAATCTTAGCCACGATGTTCCCACCTCTACCGGGTACCATTAGGTAACCCGGACGTGAAAGTTGTCAGCCTGTTGTGACTATTACATCACACCAGAAACAACGGTGTCACCCAAACCAGATGAAATCTGGCTGAGGGCACCGATGAGAGCTGACAGAGCGCTTCGGATACTCTCAGGGTCATTCAACTCTGAGCCCGCAGGCACATCAAGCTGAAGTGTCGCGTTCATAGTGGCAAAATAGCCACTTACGACCTCGACTCCTTTTCGCACGATGAACTTGTGAGTGTTCCGAGGCGTGGAAGTAGGCTGACCAGTCGTCTGGCTGACAGCCGGGGCACCGCGAGGGTTCGCGGGACCGACGTAAGTCAGCGTAAACGGCTTGCCAACGACCGAGGGTTCAACCCCAGTCTGCGTCCCGCCAATAGCGGAGATAGCATACTGCTTCCCTTTCACGCCAGGAGGTGGCGTATCTGCTACTACGGTAAAGGCTGGACTGGTTAAACCAGTTTGAGCCGTGCCCGTGATGTCCGACAATGAGATTGTCATGGGTAAACCTGAACATATTGTACCTACCAATGGTAAGGAGTTGTTAAGAAATAGGACCAAAAGACAATTTGGTAGCTAACACCTGAGCCGTAAGAGCCGCGAGATTAACCCACTTTATTCCTAAAGAGGGAAGCTGAACCGTAGGCACGACCCAAAGGTCGGCTGAAGGATCCAGCACCTCGCGAACCCAATAGCTGGTGTCATACACCATCTTGCTCGGGGACCCGTCTAGGCTATCCGTCTGGACGCCCGCACCTATAAGGGCTTGGAGTGTCCGCGCTTTATCCATAACGGCCGAAGCTTCATATCGACGCTTCGTCCGCGTGGTTAGGCACAGTACCTTGAGCCCAGAAGTGGAGGTTCCAGCAGCAGTTAAACAATCGCCAATGTTGACGAAATAGTCTGCCACGAAGGACATTGGAAGCAAGTTCCAGCAGGTCGGAATCCAATCAGCAGGGGATAACCCTATACGCTGATCGAACCTGACCGGTTGGTTGACCTGTGTATCCAAAAACCCGATCATGCGGCCAGTAACCGTCCTAAATGGATTGGTATCTGTCCACACGTGCCAGAAATTTCCTGGCCTAAAGTACTGTTGGCCCCAGCCTGTATCAACAACACTGTCATCGACCTTTGCCATGACTTTCGTCATGGGATGAAGGCCGGCAGCGTCGTCGAAGAGATCATTGTACGCCTGACCGGCGTCTTTGATATCCCTTTTAAGGCTGCGCCATTGGTACTGGTATTCGAGCCATGTCCCAGAGATGATCTTGTTAAGAGCTCGAGTGCGCTCAGAGAGCGCGTATCTGCCTTTTAAGCCTGAACACCGTTTCTTTACGGCGAAAAGGTAGGCAGACAGCCCTTTACGCAAGGCCATCGCAGGATGTCGGATGCCATGTAATGTCTCCGCAATCTCACCGAGAAACTCACCACTATTCCAAGTGGTACGAGTTGATTTAAGTTCATTTAAGAACTTCACGTTGAGGCGGTTTCTTGCAGATGTCGAAAGAGCACCCCAGCCTGCTTCGGGCTGGCCAGTGGGCGAGAAGAAGTCACTAATCCCAGAGATGGGACCGTGCTCCAACCATTGCCCATGGGTAATATCATTGCTCGGACCGTAATGGAACCGAGCATGAGATCGCCCCGATGTGAAAGTCAATTTGCATATCCACCTCTCATAGGCGGACGATGCATCCTCATGAAGCGCAATTTTGCGCTTCCAGTTATCAACTGAAGCACCCTGCTTGATATCACTAAGTTGATAAACCTTAGTGAGATCGTCAATCACGGAATAACCGTGATCGTCGACGGCAGATTGCAGTACGAGGGCTTTCACAGCGCTGGTATTATAGTGATTCATAACATCCAACAGGAGGTTTTAACATATAACCTAGAAGATGACTTCGTGAAGAAGCCAAGAAGCTTACTGTAGTTAACGTGACCGTCTCCATCTAGCCTTTAAGACGACGCTGAACAACCTCGTGGTACATGCGATAAATATCGCAAGCATCACTGAGGGTATGCCCAGTGGCCGTCGAAAGGCAGTTGGCGACGTGCACGCCCGCTGCAAACCCTTCGAGGTACGATAGATTGATTGGGACTTCGTTAAGCCGGCCTTCGATTTCTCGGAGGTAGGTGTTCGTCGTCTTATCATTCATATGCACCTCATTTGAAGGGAAGTAAGCATTGACCTACGAGGGCAGATGCCCTACGGTCACCCCTAGTGCCTTTGAAGCACACTAAGGAGCCCCGGAAACG